AAAGAGTTCATCTTATTTTTTATATCTTTTACGTCCTTGTTTATGTTCATAAACTGTCCGTAATTCTTCATCCATCTTTCACCGTAAAGTTTGATAATGTCATTCTTAATACTCGCGTTGTTTAACCGGCGTTTTCTTTTCAATGGTGATTTTTGTTTATTAATCAAAAATTTTTCCATCTCATTAGCGAGTGAATTTGGAGAGTTTGGTAAATTCTTTTTGTTTTCGAGTTTCTCGCATAAAGTTTTTACGGTATCTTGTTCACTCACTGATATATTTTTAGAAATTGCTAAAGAAATGAGTTGTTCTTTTTTAAGCGTTCTACAGAGTTTACCATTTATTTCGAATTTCGAATTACCTTTTTCTAAGCTATCGAGTGCTTTACAAATATCCTCTTTTGTATTTCTTTGTTTTACTCCGACGACACCAAGTTTTCTCGCGACTTCGAGAAGAAGTGGTTTAGTGAGTCTTTCGCATTTTCTACCACCTATTTTCATGATACCGTTTTTATCGTAGGTTATTTTTGTATTTTTAGTTTTAGTATTTGTTTTTTTCTTAGAAGGTTTTCTTTTTGGTATCTTATAACAGCATTTGTAACCTTGTGGATTTTTTCTTGCTTCAAATCCGGAACTACACGGTGGTCTTCTCGGTTTTGGGCACGTAGACACTATTTTGTTTTCTAGTTTTGGTAGTGGTTGAATAGCATTTACTTCTCGATTAGTTAAACCAGCTGTGTACCCTAATCTGTGAAGTTCTTGTACGGCTTCAACACCTACTAAATAGGCGCGTTCGAGATCGTCTGGATCATTTTCACCCTGTATCTGAACTATACCCGAACCAAGCTTAGACGTTTTAGAAGAAAGTGCAAAATTGTGTCCTTTATATATCATATAAACGAGTGGAGCCGATACCTCCGTTTCATAAGAAACGCTTTCCGCTCCTAAAGGATTTCTTTGTGCTATTAATTCGAGTTTAAAGTTCGTGTTCAAATTAAATAATCCTGCAACATTATTGTATTCTATATCGTTATACAAAAAACGCTGTTTCTCTGTATATGTATCTATTATATACTTACGTAAAGATTCGGGTTGTCGTTTTAAATTTTTAGAACCCAGAAATCCACCTGAAAATCTAACTTTACCATTCGCGTATATGTTAAAACTGAAATTTTTTCTTTCGATACCATCCGTCATGTATCCAGAAAATTGAACAGAAAAGAATTTTGTGTTTAAATCACCTCTCATACCAAAATTTCTAGTATGTATTAACCCTGTTTTGAATCTACCATATATACCTTTTACTTCGCTAATATCTACACTTAAACTTGGACCAATTTGTGCATGACCTCTAGGACGTTGTTTAAGTATATATTTTAAATCGATACGTTGTTCCTCTTTGGTGAACGACTTGTTTATGGTAACATTATACAAACCAGGTTTAAATTGACCTATTTTTAACTGACCGACTTGACCTGAAGGTACAACACTTGGTACAATTGGGTTATTTTGTCTTTGTATTTGGACATTTGAATTTTTAACAAATTGTCTTGGGTCCATGTTATACTATACTGAGATTTCATTTTACGAGTTTGACAATTCAAATTCTTCTCTTCTCACGTCTAAACCAACTATAAAATCCTCGTTTCGTCTTGGTTTAAGTTCATCGCCATAAATTACTTCATCGATTCTTTTCAATTCAAGATCCCTACTACTAAAAGGACCAATGTAAAAGTCCTGTGTAAAACGCGGTTTACCTAAATTATTAGCCGAACAATACTGAGTAAACTCCTGTTTAAATTTTTTCAATGGACATATTTTTTTATCGTCGATTATGATAGCATCAGATTGAAGATAGTGCTCGAGAGGATTGGTAATTGTCGCGACTTGTTTTCTTACATTTTCAAAGTAAGATGGTATCACGTTCCATATATCGTCACTTTGATACTTTTGTGCGTATTCGAGGTACCCTCTGATACACTTTTGTAAAATGACGGGTAATTCGAGTTCGAGTTTTTTCTCTAAAAGGGGGTCGGTATCTTTGTCCTTAATTTGCTTTTTAAAATCCCACGTCATTAAACGTCGAAGAATACTACCCGAGTTATCTCGCCAGTTTGGAACTTCGTTACCACCCAAAATACCAGGAATATTCCATGTCATGTTCTTCGCTTTTTCACCCTTCACCGCAATAGATACATCTTCACCTGATACTATAGATTGGAATTCGGCTTGTTCGAGACGTAAATCACCCTTAATTTCTGGTGCAATGAACATGTGTCCATCGCAAATAGAGGATAGACCGAATTTTGTTTCGATGTTATTAGAAAGTGTTCTGATATCATCGTTTTCGTAAAATTTTTTAATAACTTTTGTAATAAGCGTGGATTTACCTGAACGCGCAATACCTTTTAGAAATGGAATAATCTGCCATTTATCGATATCGTTCAAATCGAAACATAACCTACCTGCCATGACATACATCCACTTACAAACATTTTCTTCGAAATTTTGTGACTTTAAAACTTTATCGAAGTGAGGTGTAGGAATATCATACCAATTTTCAAGGTGATGATAGTCTTCAAAATCAACGTCAAAGTACTTTGAACTTACTTCTCTCGGATCGAGATTCATTGCTTCTTTTGAATCGTAAGGATAGAACTCAGATTGGTACAAACCTGTTTTATCTGACCATATTTTACCCAAGAAAAGACCGTTTTTGAAAGACCAAAGGTGTCTGTTTTTCTTAATTTCAGGAAACTGCATATCGTGACAATCACCGAGGTATCTTATGAGTTGATTAAGAGTTGCAGTTCCCTTTGAAGTGAGATCTTTCCATAGCATAAACCGAGACTCTTTAGGTGCGATATTGTGAACGTACTCTTTTATGAGCTGAGTTTGTTTCCAGGCGCGTGTATCGTATCCTTCCCTAGTTTTTATCTGCTCACAACAATATCCTTTATACTTGCGTATGTTACTTTCATAGAGATCTTTTAGAATCTGTATCAATACTTTTTGAAAAGTTTCAAGTTCTTCAATAGCATCTGGTGTAGAGCCCATATAGAAAGCCGGGTCACCTTCAGATTCGGCTGTAGGGTTGATAGAACGATCGTACATGCGAGCGTGTCTAAATAGAATTTGGAAGAAATCTTCCATTTGATCAAATATACGTTTTAGTCTTCTTGATATTTTACAATCAGACTCATCGTCTTCCATATCAAGTATTCCCAAAGTACTAGCACGGTGATACATGACAGATACGATTGACCTTTTTGCGTCATAAGATTCCCTGATATCTCTCGTATCGTATCTTTTCGGTTTACCATTTTCATCGAGTTCGCTTTTTTCATAGAAAACCCTATACGCAATTTGTAAAGGTTCTTCTAAACCAGGAGGTTGATTTATTCGGTAATACTCTTCATATACACGAACGTAATGTAGCAGTTCTTCCTGTCTGGACTCTTCGATTATTTTTTTAGTGATGGTAAACACAAGATCGTCTATGTTAGTATTTTCGGTGATACAATGCACGTTTTCAATTTTCATGTCTTATATTTTATACTTTTCATTTTTCTAAGCCTTTTTTTGCATTTGGGATAACATCTTAATTAAAATTTTATTTTGAACTTCTAGTTGCCTGGATATATTTGTTAAAGCAGAACACACGGTATCACCTTCTTCGTTAGATAATACTGAAGTCAAGAGAACGTTCATGTCCATGAAAGGATTCATTTCCAAATCCTCGTCTTCATCTTCATCTTCTTCATCAGAAAGTTCTAATTCATCAGTAATTAATTGATCTTCATCTTCAGTTTCATTTATTTCAGATTCATAGTCTTCGATACTTTGTTCGTCAACTTCTTCCAGGGGTGGTGGTACGTCTTTATCGGTCATTTATATATATCAGGAAAAATCAAAGTGAGTTTTTTCGCGGGTCTCACCCGAAAAAAAAAATCTCTGCCTATAGTACAAACACACACACAATGGCCGGAGGTCTCATGCAACTCGTCGCCTATGGCGCCCAAGACGTCTACTTGACTGGTAACCCAAAAGTCACTTTCTTCCAGGCGGTTTACAAACGCCACACTAACTTCGCGATGGAAAACATCGAACAAACTGTTAACGGTACTGCCGGTAACTCTGGTAGAGTTTCGGTCACGATCGCCAGAAACGGTGATTTGATTTCGGATATGTACGTTGAATTGTCTTCTCTCGCGACTGCTTCGACTACTAAAGACGCTGATCACGATGGTATCTGGGCCGCGGAACGTGCCATCAAGGACATTGAATTGTCCATCGGTGGTCAAAGAATCGACAAACACTACCAAAGATGGTGGAGATTGTACTCTGAGTTGTACTTGGATGCCTCCGCTAAGCAAAACTACGGTAAGATGACTTCTTGCGCCGGTGTTGCTGGCGACAAGGTCTTTTTGCCATTGATCTTCTTCTTTAACAGAAACCCAGGATTGGCTTTGCCATTGATTGCTTTGCAATACCACGAAGTCAGATTGGACTTTGACTTGTCCTCTGATTTTGAATCGTACTTGAACACGAACACCTTCAAGGTCTGGGGTAACTACATCTACCTCGACACTGAAGAGCGCAGACGATTCGCGCAAAAGGGTCACGAATACTTGATCGAACAAGTCCAACACACTGGTACTGACACGGTCACTTCGAATGGCTCCAAGCAAGTCAGATTGTCTTACAACCACCCAGTCAAGGAATTGGTCTGGTGTGTTAACGCCGGTAACAATACGCGTGCTAACATGTGGAACTTCTGTTCTAACACCGCCGCTGATGACGTTGTTTTGGTTTCTGAAACTCCATTGACCTCTAACATTGCTGTTTCTCCAGCTGATGTTGGTGCGCCATTGTTCTTGGCCGATGCGGCTTTGGGTTCCACTGCTGTATGGAAGGAAGATGGTGCGGTTGGTGCGGATAACTCGGTTGGTCCATTGTCTACGTTTAAGTTGATCTTGAACGGTCAAGACAGATTCAAAGAGCAATCGGGTAAGTACTTTAACCAAGTCCAACCATTCAACCACCACTCCGGTTCCCCATACCCAGGTATCTACTCGTACTCCTTTGCGCTTAAGCCAGAAGAGCACCAACCAACGGGTACCTGCAACTTCTCCAGAATCGACAACGCGCAAGTTGCGGTTACTT